CGTGCCGCGATGAACGACTCACGCTTTCGGCGCGTGACGAAGCCGGCCCGGCCGTCGAGGCGCTGACCGCATGGGCGAAGCTACGCGGACTGTCTCTGGACGACGCGCGCGTGCAGGACTGGCGCGACGCCCTCGCCGCGCGCGGGGAGGAGCCGCAGCGCGTGCAGTGTCCGCAGTGTCGCGGCAGCGGCGTCGGCGAGTACGTCTACCACGGCCACGGCCCGGATTCCATCGAGCCGATCCGCTGCGACAAGTGCGACGGATTCGGCTGGCTCGCCGCCCCGCCCGCGCCGTCGCAGGCGAACGAGGCGATGCGGCTCATGCGCGACTGCATCGCCGACCTCGACGACGACGACGGTCACGGGTGCCCCGGCCACGACCACCAGGTCGCGCGCTTGTGGGACGACACCGGCGAGCCCTGCGCGGCCTGCACGCGATGGGACGCGCTGCGGGCGCTGCTGCGGGAGGGGGCTGGCACATGAGGCTGCTACAGACCGCGTTCCTGATGGAACGCTACGGCCTGCGCCTGACGCTCGACCAGGTGGCCGAGGTGCTCGGCATGAGCGTCGGCGCGGTGCGCAACCAGATCTCGAAGCGCACCTTCCCGATCCCTACCTACTCGGACCAGGGTCGCCGCTGGGCGGACGCGCAGGACGTCGCCGAGTACGTGGACCAGTGCCGGCAGCGGGCGAAGGCCGGTGAAGGTGCTCCGGCCTGAGCTGCGTGTATCGGGCGAGCATCCGCCAGTTCTTGTGGCCGGTGACGAGCGCCACCTGCTCGATCGTGTAGCCGGCCTCGAACAGGCGCGACGTCGCCTCGTGGCGCAGGTCGTGGAAGTGCAGATCCTCGATCCGCGCCGCCCCGCAGATCACGCGGAACGTGTCCGAGATCAGCTCGGGCGAGTACGGGAAGATGCGCGCCTCGACCTTCGGCTGGCGCTGCGCCACCACCCACGCGTCGATCCCGCCGACCTCGAGCAGCGGGATCCACTGGTCGTTCCCGGCCTTGCGCCGCGGGTCTTTCCGATCGCGGATCAGCGCCAGGCGCTTCGCGGCGTCCAGGTCGCGCCACCCAAGCTGCGCGATCTCGCCGCGGCGCATTGCGGTCGCCAGCGCGAAGCGGATCACTTCGGCCATCCACGGCGGCGCGAGCTCGAGCAGCTTCGCCTCCTCCCCGGGCAGCAGCCGGCGGTCGCGCTCGGTGCCCGGCCCGATCAGCTGCAGGTGCGTCAGCATCGGCCGGGCCGCCGCCACGACGTCGGGCAGCACCTGGCGCAGCGAGACGGACGCGAACCGCAGCGCCGTGCCGAGCTTCGACAGCTCCATCCCGACGGTGTAGCCGCCCGCGCCCTCGTCGCGCCGCGTGCGCGCCCAGGCGGCCAGCCGCTGCGGCGTCAGCGCCTCGACGCGCTCCTCGCCGAGCGCGTCCTCGAGGTGGCGCAGCATGTAGTGCTCGTTCGCCTGCAGGCCGATCGGCCGCGGGCTCGCGTCCCGCAGCTCGCGGTACGCCTGAATCGCCTCGCGCACGCGCACGCCGCCTGCGAGCTGCGGCGCGCGGCCGGCGTCGAAGTCGGCCTCGACGCGGCGGCCGAACGCCTCGGCCTCCCGGCGCGTCGGAAACGTCCGGGTGATAGCCTTGTGGCCCTTGCGGCGAACCTGCACGCGGAACGCCGTCGGACCCGTCTGGATGATGCTCGCCACCTCGTAGCACCCGTAGCAATGGCCGGTAGCAACGGATGCACCGGGCCTGTGAAACGGGATGATACGGGATGGCGGCGAGTGACAGAAACGCCGGCGAATCGTGGTAGTCTGTACCTGCACGCCCCCGTAGCTCAGCGGGACGGAAACGCGCAGCCACGCGGCTTTCCGGGCGTTCGTAGCACTGCGCGGTGCAGTGCGCACCGGATGATGCCCCGGCCGAAGGGATGACCATGGACGACTGGATCGACGTCACGACCCTGCACGACCCCGAACGCGTGTTCGTGAACCAGCGAACCGGCGAGCGCCGAACGGAGCCGTTCGATCCACCGAGCGCGGAGGTGCAGCGTCGCGTCGACGAGCTGCTGCGCGAGATCGAGGCGAAAGAACCCGCCGACCCCGAGAAGGCCGGCGGGTAACCACTCCACAGGCGATACCCCGTCGTCACAGGTGACGACGAAAGAGCGCGGACCCCTGTTCGCGGCCGGGGCGGCGCCGGACTAGCCCATTCGGGTGCTTGCGCGTGTCCGCGATCTAGGACATACTACGTCCATGCGCTGGGCAATCAGGCCCGCGCGAGTTGGCTAGGAGGCCACCATGACCAAGTTCCGCGTGTTCAACCCCGAAGGCGCCGACCTCGGCATTTACTCGGCCGACAGCGCCGAAGGCGCGATCGAGGCGTGCGTGCGCGACGCCGGCTACGACAGCATCGAAGACATGGAGCAGCGGCTCGGTCAGGCGTGCGAGCTGGAGGCCGTCGAGGCGTGACCCGCCTTCTCGCCGAAACCGGCGAGGCTCTCTACGGGCCTCGCTGGCAGTCCGACCTTGCGCGCGACCTTGGCGTGTCCGACCGCACGGTGCGACGCTGGGCTGCCGGCACGCACGACATGCCGCCGGGGGTCTGCGCTGACTTGCTGCGCTTGACGCGCGGGCGCGCTTTGCTGCTTAACGCAGTGTCGAAACGCCTGGAGAAACAACGATGATGTTCCAAGTCTACGCCGTCAAAGGCAAAAAGCCCGATGAATGGCGCGACATGGTCGGGTGGTATGAAACGGAAACCGAAGCACGTAGCCGCGCCCGGCAGGCTATCGCCTCCGGGTGCGACTATGCGTACATCAAGCAGGGATTTGAAACGGTCGCCTACTTGACCGAGTCCTCGTTTATGCCTAGCAAGCCCAAGCCCGCCAAGCCCAAGAACGGCCCGACTTTGCCCAAGTGACGAGGATCAAACGCGGCCTTGTTGGCGTCTCGGACGTTGCCCATGTTCAGCATCCGCACTTCCTGCCCGGCGTTCAAAGAATCGTAGCCTGCGGCGCGCAAAACATCGGCCGCGTTGCCGCCACTCTGCGCCTCAAGGACTTGGTACAGGGCCGCGCCGGGCATCCGGCCGCTTCGGAAGTCGGAAGCCATCGACGGCAGTTCCTTGGCGGCCATCTTGTTGCCGTATTTCGTGCCAAGCACTTCGGCAAGCCGTTGCAAGTCCTCCGGGCCGAAATTCGCTGACGTGTCAAACTGCTTGCCCATACGTAGCGCGTACTCTCTCACGTCAGCGTTTGCGCCGTGTCGTCGCGCGAAGTCGGCGGCTGCTTGTGCGTCGGGCGTGTAAAACGGGCCGTCGGCTACAGACTTGCCCCCGCGCCACAACCCACGCACGTACCCCTGCTCGGCCATTCTAGCCGCACGAGCGTCGTCCGACATGTCCAGCACCTTTTTCGCCTTGCCGGCCAACGGTGGCACACCCGGCAAGGCCGCCAGCGCCGTTAGCCCGACGTTCCCCAGCGTCCGCTCCTCCGGCTTCGCCGCATACATCGCCGCATCGCCCAGCAGCCCCGCCACGTCGCCCACGACGGGGATCGGCGACGCCAGCAGGCCCATCGTCTGCATCGCGTCCGCCACCTGACGCCCGCTTACCCGCTGCTGCGGGGCGTGCGACAGGAGTCCGCGCGACTGCGCCGTCTGAGCGGCGCGCATCTCGTCAAGCAAGCCAGCCATCTATACCTCGATCAGTTCACCGCGCCAGTTCACGACCCCTTCGGCCACCGACCAGCACACTTCCGGCCAAAGCATCTTCCCGTCGCGCCAGTGCAAGACCACGAATCCACTGCGCCAATCAGCCGGCGAATCCTCGCGGTAGGCGAACGACTCCCACTCAGGCTCGGCCAGCATTCCGGTGTCGACGCCGAAGAACGTCCGGTCCGAGTAGGCCGACAGCGGAATCACTTTCAGCGAGTGCAGATGCCCGGTGACAAAGTTCTGCCCGAGCGCGCCGCGCACGTTGTTCGCAGGGGCGTACTGCCCGCCGCGATACCGATGCTTAATGATCGTGTCGCCGTTGACGAACAGGCTCCAACAGAACTTCCAGCGCGGGAATAGTTCGCGCAGGTCCAGGCCCGGCAGGTCGGCTATCTGCGGCGCGTTGGTGGCTAGGTACGTGTGTAGGCGGATGTCGTGGTTGCCGAGCGTGAAAATCTTCTGCGCGCCCTTGGCAGCGTCCGCTATCTCGTCTAGCCGCTCCTGGCACGCGCGCAACTCGGCGGCGGGCGTAACTTGCTTCGCCCCGAACGTCGGCCCGTGGCGCGACGTGCCCGCGCCGTCCACCGCGTCGCCGTTACAGACGACGAGGTTCGGGCGCAAGTCGGCGCAGAGCTTCACTAGCGCGCGATTGGCGGTGCTGATGGCGTCCGGTTGGAAGTGGGCATCGCTGAACACGATCGCCCGGCCGTCGGGCATGTCGACGCGCATCCGGCCGATGGCTTCCGTCAACACGGTCGGCGTCGGCTTTGCGTCCTGCGCGGCTTTCCAGTTGTCGGCCGGCGGTATGCCCAGCGCCCGCATCCGCATCGCCATCCCGCGCTCGGAGATGCCGAACTGCGCGGCTAGCTTGGCGGTAGAGCGGGTCTTTTCGAGTGCAATCAGCAGTTGCTCGTCGGTGAATTTGCGCGCCGGCATTTACCGCTCCACCTTGCCCACGACTTCCAGCACCTCGATGTCCCCCCGCACCATGCCGGTCGGGATGTTCACGACGTTCGCGTGCTGCCCGTCCGTCACCGTCTGCGTGACTTGCACGAAGTCCGCATCGAGGTGCGTCAGCAGCCCGACGGTCACGCAGACGTGGTCGCGGGCGCGGGGCTTGCGCGGCTTCGTGCCATCGGACCAGTGCGCCTCGGTATGCATGGACGCGTCTACCCAGCGGACGCGCACCATCGCGGTCTGCGGCTTTCGCTTCGACACAGTGCCCTCCAAGGGGCGAGTGGGGATGCGCTAACGCTTGCCGAGCTGGTCGACGAGCGCGGAGTCCTTGGCGCGCGACGAAACGCTGCTGCCGAAGAAGAAGGCGACGGGCGAGCCGATCAGTGCCACCAGCGCGCCGATCAGCATCCCGCGTTGCTCGGGCGTCGTCGCCGGGTCGTGGATCAGCGACCACAGCATGTAACCGCCCCCACCGACGATCAGGAGGGCCAGCAGCGCCAGCGTGACGCCGAAGCCGAGCGAACGCCAGTCTCCGGCCGCCGTGACAGCCAGCGCCGTTTTACGCGCCCCGTCGATGCCGCCGCCGCCCGACTCGCTCAGTTCGTACCACACGGCTTGCACGGCGATGCGCGCCGCGTTGCGTGCGTCCGGGTCGCGCTCCATCGCCTCGATCGCGCCCTGAAGGTTTGGCGCTTGCGTGGCTGCGATGACGACTTCGGCGACCTTGCCGGCCGCTTGGACGTTGCGTTCCGACACGGCGCTGCCGCTGCCGAACAACTTGCCCAATTCGGGCAGCAGCGATACCAAACTAGGCAGGAGCGCGGCGAGGACGGGGGCCATAGGTTTGCTCGCGGTAGGTTGCGGGGCGGGCGGAAAACTTGGGAAAACTTTTCCCGGCGGCAAATTTGGGGCTGGCGGCAAACTAGACGCCGGCTGTTGCCGATCGGGCATTTCGGGCGGCGGTTCGAGCGGCGCGGGCGCCACGGGTGACCGCTCGGTCACATGCTGCGGCAGCAGGAACATCGCGCGCTCGCGCTGTCGGCGCTTTGTCAGCCCTTCCATGACGGCGCCGTCGTTCTTGTTCCAGTGCAGCAGTTGGTCCGCCGCGCCGCCGTAGTCGCCCGCATTGAGCAGCCGCAGCAGCGTGGATCGAGCGAACGCGACAAGGCCGACGTTGAACGCGAATGACACCAACGAGTCGAACTGCGACTGCGCCAGCGGCACCGTGACCAGCCGGTCAACCGCGCCTTCCGTCTCGGCGACTTCGCGGCGCAGCATCTCGTCGGCGCGCTCGCGGGTAATGGTGTCGCCGAGCTTGATCGGCGAGCCGTCCTCGTACCGCGTGCTGCCGTACCCGATGGTTACCGGCAGGCCGTCGCGCGAGCCGGGGTCGGGGTAGGCGCGGTCGCGGAAGCCTTCAAACTCGCGCAGAAGTTCTAGGCCACGCTCGGACAGGCGCATTTACGTCACTTCTTGCCGTTGATGTCGGCCCGCAACGCGCGCAGTTCATCGCGGATCTCGCGGAACAGCAGCGCCACGTCCTGCTTCATCGCCTTCGTGTCCTCGTCCTGCCGCACGTCGCGCTGCGCCTGCGCCTGCTTGTGTTCCTCCAGCACGACTAGCCGCGACTCCTGGCGGATCATGTACATCCCGAGCGCGCCGGCCAGCGACAGCGTAGTCAGGATGTGGGCCAAGTTGATGCGCTTGTCGAACGTCCAGTGCGGGCGGCTGTCGTCGTCGTGCTGGCGGGGTGGCATGGTTGGCGTGGCCGTGGCGGGCGTGCTAGGGTTGGCGGATGACTGTCTTTTGGGCAATGGTTCTGCGCCCCATCGCCGCGCTGATCCTGTTCGGACTCATCTGCTTGCCCGTCAGGCTTGCCGTGCAGCGATGGATGCCCGAGGGGCGGTTTAAGCGCGTCCTACTGATTCGGATTGGACAGAAGCCCTAGCCCGATGCCGCCGCCGCTCAGAAGCGGCGACACGCCCCTAGCAAGCGCGTTCGTGGCCGGAGACTGTCCAAGCAGGCCGCGCGCAAGCACCGCCCGCGATGCGGGGTTGTTGATCGCCGCGTAAGTCGTGAGCGGCAGCAGCGCACCACCAAGCGCACCGTAAGCGATCGACTCCGGGTCGCCCTCGCCCGCCAGCAGGCCAGCAACGCCGCCGCCGCCGGTCAGCGCGGATTGATAGGCAAGTCGCTGCGCGGTGCCCGAGTCACCGATCGGACGACGCAGCGCCACGCCACCGGCTCGCGCCAGTTGGTCGAGGTCGTTGGTCTGGAATCGGTTGTTCTTGGCGCGCGTAGTGTTCGACAGTTTGGCCGCTGACACGTTGCCCGCGTCGTCGATACCCGACTCGGCCACGCGCATGAGGTTCGCGTATTGCGCCCGAGCCTTCGCCCATGCCGACGCATCAGCGGGCGAAATGCTGCCGTCCATTGCGGTCCGCAGCGCGCCCCGAAGGTCGCCAAGGATGTTCTTGAGGTCGCCGTCCGTCGTGGAGCGGATGCGCCGGCCGATGTCGGAGTCCAGGCGGCGATACGCTTCGCCATCCATCTTTCCGTTTTGCACTTTCGACAGGAAGTCGTCCACGTAGGACGACACGGCGCGAGCGGCTGCGGCCGGGTACTTCTGTTTTGCCAGTTGCTCGACCACGCCCAAGTCGTTCAGCACGTTGGACGTTACATCCATCGTGTTGCGCGATGCGATGTTGCCGATCTCGCCGCCGATACGGTCCCGCGCAGCAATCATCGCGGGCTTGGTCAGCGCGTCGTCCGTGCCGCCAAAGGTGCCAGCAACCGCACGGTTGAACGCCGTCTGTTGCGCCTCGCGGCGAGCCTGCACCAGTCCCGAGGTCACAGGCAGATTCTCCATCGCGGCATCGAGCAGCGACAGCGTGCGGCTGCCGGTACGCTGCGCGGCGTCCAGCGGCACTTGCTTGCCCAACTCTTTGACGAGTTGCGCGCCTTCCTGCGAGTAGCCGGGACGCAGCCCGCGCACCGCCGTCCCGACGACGTTGGCGACGCCCTGCCCGATCGCGCCACCCGCAGCGCCCAGCCCGGCGGACACGTAGGGAGATTCGTCGGATGCGGTCGGCTGGAGAGCCCCCATTGCGCCGCCGATCATCGTCGCGCCGAGCATGGTGCCCGCGCCCGGAATCAGCATCGTCGGCGCAGCAATCAGCGCGTTGGTGGCAAGGTTGGCGCCGAACCCCAGCGGGTGCTTGAGCAGCGGCGCCTCGACGGCCTTGGCGCGGTCGATCTCGGCCTGGAGCGCCTTCTGATCGCCGATGTTCAACAGCTGCTTGCCGCCTCGGTACAGGTCGCGGAACGCCTTACCCGACGCCGCCATCGCAATGTCGGTTTTCGACATGCCAGCAAGCGGATCGGGGCGCGGCAGCGGATTGACCGGCGCGGTGTTCGCTTCCTGCCCGGTCTGCCGGAACACGTTGCGCTTGATTGCCGAGCGGATGTCGTCGTCCGACATGCCGTCCGGGAACTCGACGCGCCCGACGCCATCAATCTCGATGACTTGCGGCATCACTCAAACCTGTCGGTTTTGGGGTTATAGCGGCGCACTTTCTGCCCGCCTTCAAGTTGCTGCCGAGCCTCGGAGGCCGACTCCGAATACTTCTTGGCGATCTCCTTCATCGTCTGCACCGACGCCAGCATGTCGGGCACGGTCTGCGCCTTGGAGAAGTCGCCGGCCGCTTTGTCGTACCGCTCCGCGTCCGCCACCGACACGCCCGCACCAAGCGAACCGCGCGCAAGCACAAGCTGCTGACCAAGCCTGCGGACTTGGTTGGTGTTGACGGCTTTCTGCGTTTCGTTGCCGCCGACCTTGTTCAGCCCCATTGCAAACCTGTCGGCCGGCGAGTTGCCGTACACCATCGGGTTCTTCGGGTCGCCGATCAGCTTCTCGATCTCCTCGGCAAGCGCCGCCACGTTCTTTGCACCGGACGCCTGCTCGCGCGCACCTTCCGCGCCTTTCACATCGAGACCCGCAGTAGCAGTCGCCCGCTGCCTACGGACTTCCTCAGCCTGCTTGACAGCATTCGACTGCCCGACGCTAGGCGGACGACGCAGCAGCGCGTCCAGTTCGCGCTCCACCGACGCCGCAGTGTCCGGGTCGCCCGCCGTGATTGCTTTGCGCAGTTCGGCGTTCAAGATCGACGCGCGCGTATCGGGCGAGCCTTGCCCCGCGCCGGGCGGCAGACGACCCGCTCCGCCCGTCGGCGCCGCGCCCGGGATCGCACCGCCAGCCGCAGCAGGGGCCGCGCCACGACTGCGCGCAAACTCCAGCGGCGACACCATCTGCTCGCGGCCATCGGCGGTCGGAATGCGGATCGGCGGACCGTATGCCGCTTTTGCCGCTTCCTGCGTGTCGGTGATCTGCCCGAGCGACGAGAGGTAGCCCGGCACGGGAGACGCCACGCCGCCCGACAGAGACATGCCCTCGGGGATGCGCGGCTGGAACGTTTCCGCGCCCGTCACGTTGTCGATGTAGGTGCTGCCGCCTTCGCGCTTCTGCGGGGTCTTGGCGAACTTCAACGCCTCCAGCAAGTCCGGGCCGCCCGCAGCCTTGAGTGCCACTACGTCGTTCAGCGACAGCGGAAATCCGCCCTGCTGGCCGCCTGCCATCCGCTGCTGGTTGGCGACGGTCGGCCCGACGCTACCCTGCTGCGCGCCGGTCGCAAGCGCGTTGGTGGCGCCCGACTGCGGACCGAACATCCGCAGCACCATTTGCCGCATTTCCTCGTCGCGGGCTTCCTTGCGCCTGCGAGCATCCATGTCGGCAGCGTCTTTCAGCGCGTCGGACTCGAAACGCTTGATCTGCGCTTCGGTCAGTTTTTCGCGGTTGGCATCCTGCGCCATCTGCCGCTTGAGCATCTGCGCCTGCATCGCCTGCTGCGAGAACGCGTTCATGGCCGGGCCGATGCCGCCGCCGAGTTGACGCGGCGTCAGCAGCGCGCCGCCCATGCCGAGCAGGCCCATCGCCAGCGGGTCGGGGCTGTAGCCCCCGTCGAGAAGTCCAGCCATGTCTTACCTCACCGGGGGGAAGATGCTGCGCGCCATCCCAGCGCCAAGTGCAGCGCCACCGGCCCCCGCGAGCCACGAGTTCGGAGCCTGGATGTTCTGCGTCTGCGTGCCGGTGCCCGTCGTCTGCGAGCCGAACGCGGGATTGATCGCGTTGCCGTAGAACTGGAGCGCGCTGAACGGGCGCTGCCAATCTTGCGTGCCCATGTTGTAAAGGTTCTGCGCGTTGTTCGTGGCGAACTGCCCGAACCCGAGCGACGCGCGCGAAGCGTTGTCCTGCGCGCTGCGCTCCTGGTTGTAGTTGTTCGCGAACAGGTTCGACATCGTGGCGCCCAGCGAGTCGCCGAACGCACGGTCCTGGTTGCCAAGCGTCTGCCCAAAGGCCGACTTGCCAAGCACCGAGTTGCCGTCGTTGTTGAACGCCGAGAATGTGCCGGCCCGCGTGCCCGTCGCGTATGCCTCGCCCATGCGGTCGCCGATGTCGCTCGCCACTTGGTTAAGGTACGGGTTGCTGTTGAGCATCCCGCCACCGATGACGTTCTGCTGCTGCGCGCGCGCCGCGTTCACCAACGGGTCGCCTTGCGTCGCGGTGTTCGACAGCAGCCCGCGCCCGGTGTCCAGCGCGCTGTTCGTCTGGAACTGCGGCAGGTACGACATCATGCCGGCGCGGTTCACGAAGTCCGACGCGTGGCCTTGCAACCACGGCGCGAGCCCCTGCGTGTTGCTTGACGACGTGCTCTGCGACGAGTTCATGTCGCCATTGCCCGCGATGCCCGCCACCGCGCCGAGTCCTGCGCCCAGCAGCGTCGGATTGGACAGCAGCCGCGACCAGTCCGTCGCACCGCCAGCGGCCCCGGCGGCGCCTGCCGCGCCAGCGGCCCCCGCGATGCCCGGCAGCGTCTCGGCCGCGCCCGCGCCCGCAATGGCTGCACCGATTCCCGGCGTCATCGACGAGCCGGCAGTGGCCGCAGCCGGGGCCGCAGCCGCACCGCCAGACGCCGCCGCACCGCCACCCATCAGCGCAGGCGCGAGGAAGTTGCCCGCCAGCGCCCCGCCGCCCAGCACCAAGCCGGCCCGCAGCAGCGAGTCGTACCAGTTCGACGTGTCCTGCGAGAAGCCGCTGCCGAGGTTCTGCCCGCCCGCACCGTACTGCGTCCAGTCGACGCCGCCGCCATCGCGCGGGATGACGCTTTGCAGCGCACCGCCGCCGCCATCCCACACGTAACCGCCCATCGGATTCGACGGGTCCATCAGGTACGCGCCCGGCACCGTGGTCGGCGTGGACGTGAAGCCCTCGGAGCCGCCGCCGGTCTGCTGGTTGAAGGTGTACGCGTTCTGCGGGTTGATGAGCCGCAGCATTTCGTCGTAAGTCATCTCAAGTCCTCAACTGCTGCCAGCCGGTCGTCGTGCCGTCGGTGCCTTCAAACACGTAGATCATCTGCTTCGCTGCACCGCCGTCCGTGCGCTGCCACAGGTCGCCCCGGTAGCCAACGATGCGGTTCTCGGGCGTGCCCGGCCCGCGGCCTATTCGGCGCGTCAGGTCGTTCAGTTCCGCCACGATGTCGCGCATGACTTCCTGCACCTCCAGCGGAAGCGCGTCGATGCGGCCCTCGATGTTGACGCGGCTCATCGCTTGCCACTCTTCGGCATGCCCACGCGGAAGCCCGTCGCCTCGTAGCGCCCGGTTTGCGTGAACTTGACGCGATGCCAGCGCGCGTTATGCGACAAGTCGTACTTGCCGTCTACGCGGTCGTTTGTCGTGCGAACCGTCAGCGCCTCGTCCAGCGTGTCGCGCGTGGAGTGCGTCGCGGTCGAGGTCGTGGGCGTCGATAGGTAGCGCACGCGCGCCTGCTCAAGCGTGAACCCTTCATCGTCGTCGCCGATGTCGCCCGTCGTGAATGACGATTCGCCCGGCGTGCCGCCCTGCTTCTTAACCGTCAAATCCGCCGACGCGACCCAGCCAATCTGCAACGGCCACGACGTGTCGCCACTCGGCGCTTCGGGAGACGGCGCAGTGCGCCCGACGATCCAAACCGGCTGATATGCGGCGACCGTCGAGTAGCCCCAGCGGTCAGTGTCAGGGTGGTACGACACGACGTAGCTGGTGATGTCACCGGGGAACTTGATGACAAACCGGACCAGTCTGTTTACCGGATCCCACACCGCGCGAGCGTAGTAAAGCGCCGTGCCTGGAAAGACCGCTAGCCGGTTCATCCAGCCCCACGGCGCGCTGCGGATGCGCTCGACCGCATCGCCGGCCCACCGATAGACGCCGTCCTGAGCAATCCAGTACAGCACGCCATTGGCCTCGCAGATAGCGTCGTGTGCAATCAGCCCGACGTTCGTGCTAACCACCGGCCACGAAAACGTATTGGCCGCCGCGCCGACGTACTGCCCGCGATAGAACGACGTGCCCTTGAACGCGAGAATGTAGTCGCGCCACGCAATCAGACGCACGATCGGACCGGGTGTTGCGGTCAGCGTGCCGCCCGCCGCCTGCGTCGCGATGTCCACCGCCCAATCGGTGTAGTCCTCCAACGCCGAGCAGCGCCAGCCCGCCGCGTCCGTCGAGCCGCCGCCGCCAAAGTTGGCGATGACCACGAAGTTTCGGTTGCACGCGATCGTCGTCGCTTGCGGGGCGCCCGACACGTTGGAAAACGCCGTCGTGCCGATTTGCGCGGTGCCCTGTAGCGGGTTGGCCGGATGGCAGGCAAGCGTTGCGTTACCAAACGACGCAAAGCGCCACGGCGACGCCGCAGACGCCGCCGCATAGCCGCCGCCGCTACGCGTACGATCCACGACCGACGTGGTCGCCGGCTCGATGTACTGAATCGTCGTCGTCGTGCAGAAAATTGTCCGCACGTTGCCGATCTGATCGCGGATGACATCGGTCGTCAGCGGCTCGGCGCCGAGCGTCACTGCGTAGTCCCCGGACGAACTCATCGAGAACTCGGGCGCATACCCACGCAGCGTCGGCCGCAGGTTCTCGACTTCCATCATCACGCCAGGGATCGTCGGGTCGCCATCCGGCGCCCAGGCCGCAATCGGAATGTTTGGCGTCACGACGAACCTCGAGGAACGCGAATCCAAACCTCCGCGTCACGCGGAATGCGCGTCCACTCCGACGGCGTCGGATCGGGCGGCGGATCGGGCGGCGTCACGACCGAGGCATCGCGCACCGTCAGCACGATCGACAAGTCGGCGTTGCCCGAGGCGTTGGACGCCCGCACGACGACTGTCTGCGTGCCGGCCGGCCCCGCAATGCTGGTCAACGTCACAACGCCCGTGGACGCGTTCACCGTCGCCCACGCCGGCCCCGATTGCTTGGTGAACGTCGCGGCTGGTACGCCGGGGTTCGTCACTTGCGGCGAAATTGTCGTGGTCGCACCGATGTTCACCGTCGCAGTCGGCGCGGGCTGCTCCCACACCGCTTTCTCGGCAAGCTGCGGGTCCTTCGTAAACCACTGCCCCTTTCCGCCCGACAACCGCGTCAGCCAGCGACCGCGCGAGAAGGTCGGCACAGGCGGCACTACCACGGGCGGCGTCGTCGTGTCCACCTCCAGCAAGTCCAGCCCCGTAATCGGCGGCGGGTTGGCCCGCAGTTGCGCTTCCGTCAGGTTCGTATTGGCGAACAGTTGCCAGTCGTTCGTCAGGTACTTGAGCCGCGAGAAGCCGCCATACAGCACGTTGACGCCCTGCGCGGGCGGCTGCGCCAGCACTTGCGACAAGTACCAATCCCATGAACAGCCGCCCAAGACGTTCATCAAATCGCGGTCATCCGGGCCGCCCGGGTCGTCAACGATGCGCCGCGCGAAGAAGCAGGACAGCGCGCCGACCCAACCCGACGGCACCAACTCGCGCGAGCCAAACGGGTGCCACTGCCAATCTCGCCACTGATTCGGGTTCGACGGGTTGCGCGTGTCGTTGGCGAGCGAGATCGCGCGGATAGACGAACCGCCGCCCTCATGGAAACGCCGGAAGTTCGGTTGCGGCATCGTTGACTGGTTGTTCTCCAGCCAATCGAACGGGTACACCACGTCGCCAAACTGGTCGCCGTAGTAGCCCGTTACCCATTGCCCGTTATTGAGCAGCCATAGCATCTGCTGATGCCGGGCGTGAATGCGGGAATTGACGGCGCTGTTCCCGAGTCGCGCCCGCGTGTCGCGCCACGGACGGCCAGCATCGGCCGCCGACAGCGCGGCTTGAGCGCCCGTCGCATCGCGCATCAAGTGCGCCCACGGCACGTACGATGTCCACCCGGACGGCTGCGCGGTCGTCTCGGGCGGCGACGCACCCGATCCCCAGCCTTGCAGCACTTCCAAGACGCCCGACGGGCCGTCGTGGAAAAGCGTGTTGTCGTCGCGGATGATCGCGATGTAATCGACGGCCATGTCAGACCGCCTTTACCGTGCCCGGAATCCAGCCGACCGCGCCCGTCGATGCGTCTGCCGTCTCGAAAGACGCCCGCAACGTGTCGGACACCGACAGCCCCGCAGGCAGGCCCGAAGTGATCAGCACGCGGCGCGATGTCGCATCGCCCGGTGCCGTGCCCGACTCTGCGGTCAGCGACGAGTAATACTCATACGTGCCGGTCGTGAACGGATCGCGGTTACGCGATACGACCGCCCGGATGGTCCCTTGCGCCGACGGCATCGAGCCGGTGCCGGTGGCCGGGAACAGGAATTCGTAAAGGAACGCAGCGTCGTCAGCGGCTTTCAGCACCAGCATGATGGCGCTGGCAGCAGGCGCCGTGTCGTGATTGACCGTGCCCGTCTGCGTCGTCGTCGCAGTGACTTTCTTGGTCGAGACGTGGCAGCCGATGAACGAGCCGTTTTGCACGTTCAGCCGCTCGGTATAGCCCGCCGGATTCACCGGCACGCCAAACCAACCGCCCGCGCACAAGATCACAAGGTTGTCGGTCTGCGCAAGCGTGCCGGTTGCCGATGTACTGGTGCTGGCCGCGCCGCTGCTGGTGCCCGTCACCGTGTTGGCAACGACGCCACTAGTCGGCACTTTCTCAACTTCGATCAGCATTCCGGTGAACCGGAAGTTGGTCGACGCGACGCCGTTGGTCGTAAACGGAATCGTGAAAGTTGGCGAGCCGGCCGATACGTTGACGCCGACTGCCGCACACACGTTCGGCAGGAAGTCGCCCGCGCTGCGCGTGTTTGTCGCGCTGCCCCAGGTCGCCGAGCCGCCAGACACGGTGCCAAGCAACGCCGCTTGATCGGTCGACTCGATGGCCGATCCGATTACGACGATCGTGCTACCGGCTGCGACTGAACTGTCGAACGACAGCGACAGAGGCGACGCTTGCCCCGTCAGGCTGAACGACTTGGCCTGCTTGACCGCAACGAGTTGGAACGGCATTACGCAACCCTCACAGCGATGGGCGCGGCGCCGTAAGCGATGCGTCGGCTGCGCGCTTTGGAATCCTCGATGAACTTCTGCACGTACGCCTCATGCTCACGCGCCGCCGCGTAGTCCTTGACCCAGCGATTCAGGTCTGCCATGCCGCACTCCACGTACACGTCCGGGTACTTGTCCAGCAGCCAGTTCGTGTCGGTGTCGTTCACCAGAGCGGGGATGCTTGCGTAGTAGAGGACGCGCACGTCAAGGTCGGTCTGCGTCGGGTAGATGCGGAACGACATGTCGGCAATGGTGTAGACGGGCACATGCGGCCGGTACGTGCGCTGCGCCATGCTCTGCAACTGCCACGGAGTGCGGTACTCCAGCGCGTCGTCGCCCGCATAAATCGAGCGGATCTCCTGGAAGTCGTCGGGCAACTCGGTCCACTCGGCGATGACCGTCGTGGTGGCAAGCTTCTCCATCTCCGGCAGACGCAACTCGCGCGATAACCGCTTAGTGGCAAGCTCCACCGCCGACGCGGCACGCCCCGCAACGTCGCTGCGGTTTATGCGCTCGGCAAGTTCTAGCCGCAACTCTAGGTAGTTGGTGATCGCCATGTCAGTCCGTCGCGTAGTTCATGCGCTCGTGCGCGCTGCGCCACGCGGGCGCCATCGGCGCGTCGGCGTAGGCGGGGAATCCGGGGATGCCCGCAGTCCAGTGCAGGATCTTTGCGTCGCTGGACGGGCCGTATTCGTCGCAAAGCCAATTCCACTGGAGCGGCAGCGAGCCAATCAGCGCGTCGGGCAGAAACCGCAGTTGCAGCAGCTCGGCGAGCGTCCAGCGCGCCACCGCTCCGGGCGTCATCTCGCGCCACGCCGGATGCGCGCAGTTGATGAGCATGAGAGACGCCCAGTTCTTGCGCGGGTAGTGCGAGTTACCCGCCTCCATCCGCGTGCCGATGTACTTGCGCTGATGGCGGCTCACGTAATCGTGCTTGACCACCTGCACCGCGTACTGCGGGTCGCGCAGCGCGTCGAGGTCGGCAAGGTCGCCACGGCACACCATGTCGGCGCCGTCCGCGAAGATCGCCGTGCCCGAGAAGTCGCAGAGCGCCGGGATGAGGAAGCGCGACATCGTGAAGCCGTTCGTGCCTTCCTTGAACGACTCGCGGAAAGCCGTTTCTAGCGCCGGCTTGTACAGCGGCATGAACTGCACGGGCACGCTGCTGTTACGCAGGACAGACGACGCAAACACCCACGTCCCGACTTCCTCGCGCGCGTCGTGGCCGGTAAAGAGGCGAATCACTCGGGCATGTCCTTGCTGACTACCGACACCGCGAAGCCACCCGGCATGCGTTGGAACGTGTACAAGTCGAACCGCTCCAGCAGCTTCGGCAGCCACCACTCGGGCGGCTCTTGGATCAGGTGCGCGTTCCTGCCGTCCGGCAACACCTTCGCCGCCGGCCCGCACGCCACCGTAAAGAACCCGATGCCCTTGGTGACGCGCTTGAGATCGTCCAGCACGTCATCCAGGCAGTCCGGTTCGATGTGCTCCAGCACGTCCACGCACGCCACCATCTCGGCCGGCGCAGGCGGGTCCGAGAAGTCCGGGTTGGACGGCTCGTAGGGGATATAGCGGAACGGGTGATTGACCATCCGCTGGTCGCTGATGGCGCGCATCAGGTTCATCCGCCCCGCGCCGTAGTCGAGCAGTTCGCCGACACGGTTGGCGTTGATGATCTGCGCGACCATCGGCGCGTACGTCAGCGACGCAGTGCCGTAGTCGTATTTCTCGTGCATCTGCCGCTGCTGCGAGCGGTACTCATCCGTGATTAGCACTCACCGCCTCCACGATCTTGTCCATCGGCCACTTCTCGTCCTGCGCCTGCCGGAACAGCCGCACGCTGCGATACCAAGGCAGCGTGTCGCCCGATTCGCCGTAGCGCCACTGGCTCACCTTGGAGACGCCCACATACGTCGGCACGCCGAGCGCGCCCGCCAAGTGGATGACGCTGGTCTGCATCGACACCACCGCATCGCACGCAGCGACCAGCGCCGCCGTGTCGTCGTAGTCGTCGGTGAGCATCGCCCACGGGTACTGCACGAGGTTCACGTCGGGGTGTTTCATGTGAAACAGCGCGATGTCGTCGTGCGCGTCCTTCCACTGCAAGGACACGAACAGCGCGTGCGGCATCGCGCGGAACACCGGCAGCAAGTCCTCCAGCGTCCAGCGGCGCCACTTCGC